GCTGGAGCCCCGCCCGCTGCTGCTGTTCCTCCGGCAGCGTCCCCGGCTGCCGCAGCAACCCCACCGGCTGCGGCAGTTCCGGGTGCGGGCGACCAGGGCGGTTCGGACTGGCGTGCATTGCTGGCCGGCGAGGACGACAAGGCAAAGCAGATGCTTGAGCGCTACGCCGACCCCGGCGCGTTCATGAAGACCTTCACCGAGGCGCAGAATACCATCCGTTCCAAGATGGAAGGCGCGATCAAGATCCCCGGCGACAACGCGACCGACGAGGACCGCGCTGCATTTGCCAAGGCGCTGGGTATTCCCGAAGCGCCGGACAAGTACGAGCGTGTCGAACCGCCGAAGGGCCTCGACCTTGGCGAAGGCGACAGGGCTTTCATCGATGCCAAGCTGGCGGACCTGCACAAGAAGGGCGGGTTCACGGCCCATCCTGAAGTCGCAAAGACATTCCAGGCGCTTTACTACGACGCGCTGAACGAGCGCGCTGCCCAGATGGCGGCCGCGGCTGTGGTCAAGGCGCAGGAAGCCGAGCGCCAGCTCCAGAAGGAATGGGGCGCGGATTACAAGATGAACCTCGGCCTTGCCAATGAGGCGCTGCGCTCGCTTGGCGGTGACGAGGCTGTTGCGCTTCTCGACCAGCAATTCATGGACGGCACCACGCTCGGCGCGCATCCGGCAATCATCAAGATGCTGGCCAATGCGGCGCGTGCCACGTCCGAAGACCTGACATTCACGAAGTCGCTCGTGTCGGCCCCGGCAATGGGCGTCGAGGCGTTGCAGGCTGAGTACGACAAAATGAGGGCATGGCGAAACGGCAGCGCGACTGAGCGCGCCCGCTATGCAGATGCATCCAAGCCAGGCGGCGACCTTGAGAAGGTCATGGCCCAGCTGGAACGAGCTTCGGGGCGCCGGGCCTAGCCCGCGTTCCATCAGCCAGACCCCCTGTCGCGGCGGCGATAGGCAGGGGGCGAGGCACGCGGCCAACCCGGTTTCCGGCCCCGCGTTTCTATAAGGCCGCTGTCAGCCCCCGCTTATGCGGGCCAACCTGTCAGCCAGCCGGATCGCCTTGTTTTCACCCCTCTTTGACAAGGGATCGATAGATCATGTCTGTTTCAACCATCAGTGCGCTTGAGCGTACAAAGTTCGTAGACGAAATGAAGGAGGACTTCGAGCGTAACGAGTCCCTCCTCAAGAAGTGCTGCCGTTCGGACGGTCTCATGGCCGGCTCGACCATCAAGTGGGACGTTGTTGGCCTCTCTGACGAAGCCACGACCCGCACGCGCAACGGCGACATCCCCGAAGGCCAGCTCGCCCTGAGCCAGGTCACGGCGACCGCCAAAGAGCACTTCATGAAGTACCGCCTCGACTCGTTCGATGCGTTCCGCACGAATCCCAACGTGCGGGGCGCGCAATACAAGAAGGTCGTCGCGGCCACGAACCGCGCGATCGACAAGGAGATCATCACCCAGCTCGACACGGCGACGGTGCAGGTTAACTCCGGCTCGGCAGTCTCCTTTGCCACGCTGGCCACGTTCCTGACCTGGACCACCACGCTCTGGGCGAACGATGTCCCGAACGATGGCCGGGTCTGGGGCGTCCTGACGCCGAAGGCTTATGGCCAGATGCTCCGCATCAACGAGTTCAAGTCGAGCGACTTCATCACGGTTCGCCCGATGGAGAACGGCATCCCGGCCATGGGCTTCCGCCGCTGGCTGGACGTGAACTGGATCACCCATACCGGCCTGACCGGCACGGGTACGGCCACGGCGTCCTGCTTCATCTTCCACGAGTCTGCGCTGGGCCACCAGATTGCAGGCGACCCGGAAGTCCACGCCTATTACTACGAGCCGCAAGACCGCTCGGAAGTGTGGGCGAAAGTCTGGCACGCTGCGAAGCTCTGCCTTCCCCGCGGCGTGGTCGAAGCCGTCCACGACGACACCGCAGCCTTCGCATAAGGAGATAAGCAGATGGCTTTCACACCTGATACACTTCACCTCGCGGCTGAGGCCGGCGGCATCCTCGGTTTCAAGCTCTGGGTCTATGACACGACGGATGCAACCGGCGTGGTCGATGGCACGGACTACTTTGCTGGCATGTCCGCTCCGGCTTACGGCCACCGCGGCATGGAAGTCGGTGACCTGATCCTGGTCCGGATCTGGACGACCTCTGTCCCGGCGACGACGGCAGCTAAGAACGCGGCGAACCCGGCAGATGCCGGTTTCTACATCGTCCGGGCTGTCGATTCGGACGGCAACGCCACCACGGCGACCGAGACCGCAATCGTGGTGGCTGCGGGCTAACCGGCTCCGTAACTCACCCATACACGGCGAGGGGGCTAGGTTCATCCTGGCCCCCTTAGCTATGGAGCAAGCATGACAGTCCGCTGCGAAGACAAGAACCTGAAGCTCGAAGTGGCGGGCTCGACCCGCAACAAGTACCACTGCCGCGTGCCGGTGACGCATTCCGTCGATGACGTGCTGAACCCGGACTATTTCGGCCTGCTTCAGTCCAGCAACCGCCTCACGGTAGGCGACCGGATCGAAGTCGAGTGGCAGGATTTTTCCTGCATGTTCGAGCTCGTCGTCCTTGCCCAGACCAATATCAGCCAGCTGATCTGCCGCCGCGTGACGGAGATCGTGACGTTTGGCGAGATGGCGTTCCCGAAAGACTGGGAAGCCAAGTGGATGGGCGACGCCGAGAAGTACGGCATCTTCTATAAAAACACGCTGAAGGATGCGGGGCACCTGTCCAAGGAAGCTGCCCTGACCCGCGTGAATGCGATGATCGCTGCCGATGCACAGGCCGCACAGGGCCGGGCGATGAATGCCGGCATGGTGGCAGAGCCCAAAGCCAAGGCGAAGGTCAAGGCAGACGAGGCGGCGGCGTGAGCGAGGGCAAAACACAAATTCCAGTCGTGCAGTTTCTGGCCGCTAACAAAGCCTACGCGGTATCCCAGCGTTTGGCTGGTGTGGTAGCGGCTCGCCTTGATGCCGAGCCCGCTTTTGCTGCTTGGCTTCAGGAGCAGGCGGACATGCTGCGAGACGTGCATGACGACCTGTATGGAAGACCGCAGGCCGAAGCAAAATTGCACGTAATCAATAATTCCTCAGCGGAAACCTAACCCATGCCCACGCAGGCGACCGTATTGAAGAATGCGCTTCGCCTGCTGGGCGAGCCGTCGAGTGTCGGCATCGACAGCGACAAGAAAATCGTCCGCGAGATCATGGGCGCATGGGAAGACGTGGCGGGGCGATTGTTCGAGTCGCACCCGTGGAACGCTTTCAAGTCCGTTGCCCAGCTGACGCAGGTCACGCCGGCAGTGCTCGGCTGGGAATACACGTTCAACCAGCCCGCCAATTGCAAGCGGGTGATTTTCGTGTCGGACGTGCTGAACGAAGACGGCTACCCGATCGAGTACACCTGGCACGCGGGCAAGATCCTGTCGAACCACGAGACGACCTATTGCTGGTTCGTGGACGGCGCGTACATCGAGCAGGTTGGCGGCTGGCCCTCGACCTTTGCAGACCTGCACGCGGCGCACCTTGCGAGCGAGGTCTACCCCGTCAACGACGAGAGCGACAACACCCGCAGCCGGATCGACACAGCGATCGTGGACCGGGGCAATGCGGCGCGGGCCTTTGACGGCTCGACGGACCCGATCGTGAGAAGCAAGCCGGGCGAGTACCTGCGGTCCCGGCGCGGCTGGCGTCCGGGCGGCTGGAGAGGGTGACATGTACAACCTCCTGACCCTGACTTCGAAGGGCTGATGCAATGGCCAAATCCAAGTCGGAAGTGGTCGCGTTCAATGCGGGCGAGCTTGGCAAGGAAGCCCTTGCCCGTGTCGATCTCCAAAACTACGCCCGCGGCGCCGAGATCATGGAGAACATCTTCCCGCTGAGACAAGGCGGGATGACCAAGGCGCCGGGCACGATATTCGTAGGCGAGACGCCGGACAGCGCGGTGGCATTGCTCCGGCCGTGGGTCACAAGCGACGTTGCGCGGTTTGCCCTTGAGATCAGCGGCTCGAAGATCCGGTTCGTGGTCGATGGCGGCTATGTCACGCTTGAGGGCGCGGCTGCGACCGTGGGCAGCTGGACAGACGAGAGCGCTGTCATTCCGAGCGGCGGCGGCACGGCTCCTGATGGCGGCACAGGCGACATTGGCGGCGGCAGCGAAGGCGGCAGCGGCGGCTTTGGCGGCGGCTTCTTTGATGGCGGTCTTGGCGGGTTCAGCGGCCTTGGCGGGGGCTATATCCCATGAGCGCGTCCATTGCGGCAGTCGGGGCCGTGGTTACGTTTACGGGCGCGGCCGGAGAACGCGCTATTGCGCAAGTGGAAGTCACGACCGCTGCGCCTACCGATGCGGTCAGCTACAAGTTCAAGATCACGCGGCGCGTGCTGCGCCTCCGGGTTGGGTCAACGTCTGACGGTGAGGACATCGTCCAGGCTTCCTCGTTTGGCCCCGGCGACCATGTCGTCACGTTCACACCGGGCGTGTCGCCCTACTATGTCCAGTTCTTCCTTGAGGGCGTCGGCACGGCCACGCTCGAAGGCTTTGCCCGCATTGCTGCCGGGATACTTGAGCTGCCGAGCCCGTGGACGGCTGACGAAATCCCGAGCCTGAGACACGACCAGAGTTTCAATACGATGTGGTTCTGCGGCGCAGGCAAGGACATCCATGTGCTTGAGCGGCGCGGCGCGCTGTCCTGGTCGATCCGCCCGTTCCTCCAGCTGGACGGGCCGTTCGCTCCGATCAACCTTGGCAATACCACGCTGACCCCGAGCGCACAGACCGGCACGGTCACGCTCACGGCAAACAGACCGCTGTTCGGCACCTATGATGTGGGCGCACTGATCCGCCTGACGCATAGCGGCCAGTTCGTCACGATCGGCGCTTCGGCGGTAGACGATGTGACGGACCCGGTCGAGATCACGGGCGTCGGCAACACGAGGCAGCTGTACTATTCTGTCACCGGCACCTTCGTAGGGACGCTTCTGCTTGAGCGCTCGATCGGCAACACGGTGAACTACCAGACTGTGCTGACGGTCACTACGGCGAGCGAGGCGTATTACCAGGACGACCTCGACAACCAGGTCGTCTATTATCGCTGGCGGATGAGCGCTTATACGTCCGGGTCGGCTGTCGCCAGCATCTCGTTCCCGTCTGGTGTGACGGATGGCATCGCCAAGATCATCACAGTCACGGCTGACAATGCCGTCACGGCGGATGTCATCACGCCGTTTGGTTCGCTTGTCGCCACCTCGCTCTGGTCGTTTGGCGACTGGTCGGGCCGGTACGGCTATCCTGATGCCGTGGCGCTGTTCGATGGCAGGCTGTGGTTCGGACGGGGCAACCAGTACTGGGGGTCGGTCAGCGACAATTTCGGCAGCTTTGCAATCGGCCCGCTGGCCAGTGACGCGATCGGCCGCAGCTTTGGCGGGCGGATGTCGGCGGTGCGCTGGCTGTGCGGCGCTGGCGGGCTGCTGGCAGGGTTGTCTGGATTTGAAAGCGAGATCGGTAGCAACGCTTATGGCGACGTGTTGAAGCCTGAAAACGTGCGCGCGTTCAACAAGACCACAAAGGGCTCCGCCGATGCCAATCCCGCCTTGGTCGATCAAGCTGCGATGTTTATCAACCGCAGCCGACAGCGGATATATCGGTTCGGGTACAGCAACTCCGCCACCGACCTGGAGCGCGGCAGTGTCATTGACCTGACGCGCTTGCACCGCGAGATCGCCTCGACGCTGGGCTTTGTCGAAATCGACTGGCAGCAGGAGCCGGAGCCGCGTCTGTGGTGCGTGCGGGGCGACGGCGAGGTCGGGGTGCTGGTGTTCGACGCTGATGAAGGCGTCGTGGCGTGGAGCCGGATCAAGATGGACGGCTTTGTCGAGTCGGTCTGCTGCCTGCCTACGGACGGAGCGGAGGACGAGGTTTACATGGTCGTGCGGCGCACGGTCGATGGCGAGACGGTGCGGTATGTCGAGCGCCTTGCGCCCGAGGCATGGGACGAAATCGAGGACGCCTGGCGCCTGCACTGCGCGCTGGAGTATGACGACGAGGCCACGACAACGCTGTCCGGCTTGGAGCATCTGGAAGCGCGCACGGATGTGTATGTCTGGGCCAATGGCCAGCAGGCCGGGCCGTTCACGGTGACGGACGGTGAGATCGAGCTGGATTTCGAGGTCACGTATGCCATCGCGGGGCTGCTGTACGAGGGCAAGTACAAGTCCGGCCGCCTCGCATGGGGCGCGCAGATGGGCGCTTCGCTGGTTGCCAACAAGCAGTTGGAGAAGCTGGGGCTGGTGATCCACCGCACCGCAGGCGCGGCGCTGAAGTGGGGGCCGGACTTCACCGACATGGAGCCGTTGGACGACCGCATTGCCGATGGCTCGCTGACGTTCGACAGCGCCGTCCAAGAATGGAACGGCGACCACGAGTTCAACGTGCATAGCTGGACCGAGCGCGACACGCGGCTGCATATCTCGATGCCGACCGCGGGGCCTGCGACGGTGCTGGCATTGGTGAACACTTTGAAGGTGAACGGTTGAGAACCGAGCTCTTGACCGGCTGGCACTTTGTCGAGATCGGGCTGGGCTACGCGCCGGAAGACGTGTCTGGCTTTGCGCTGCGGGACGATGACGGAAAGCTGCTCGCAATGGGCGGGCTGTGGTTCATCGATGACCGCGCCGTGGCGACGTTCTGGTCGAGGCCCGGCTGGACACCTAAACCCCGCGTCCACCGCCTTGCGATAAAGATAGTTGATGCGGCGGTTCACGCTGGTGTCACAGAGATATGGGCGGAGGAAGATGCGCGTGTCCCGAATGCCCGCAAGTGGTTGGAAAGATTTGGTTTTGAGCGTGTCGGACAAGCTGAAGACGGATTGCCGTTGTGGAGGCTCGACCTAGATGGCCGAGCCCGTGACAATGACCATGATGGCCGTGGGCGCGGCCACCAGCGCAATGGGCTCCATCAGCCAGGGCCGTGCAGCGAACGCAGCGGGCAAGTATAACCAGCGCGCGGCGCAGGCTGAAGCTGCCGCCATGGAGATACAGGCCGGGCAGGAGATTGCCGGCGCCTCGCACAATTCGGCGCGCATTGCCCAGCGGATGCGCGAAATCCTTGCCGAGCAGCAGGCAGCTGCTGCGTCTGGCGGTGGCTCGACACAGGACGCGACCGTTGTGGCGATCCGCGACGAGGCGGTGAAAACCTCGACGCTCGACCAGCTGCTTGAGATGACGGCTGCGGAGGAGCGGGCTGAACACATCAAGCGCGGTGCCCGTGTGACCCGTGACGAGGGCTACATGGCCCGCCAGCAGGGCAAGGCGGCGCAGACGGCAGGATACCTGCAAGCTGGGGCTTCGCTGCTGAGTGCGGGCTCTACATGGGCCGACAAGTTCGGCACCGGCAGTGTGCCGAAGACGGGCGTCGGCGCGGCTGCTGGCGGCATGACGAGCACGATCGGCTCAACCATCAAAAAGTATAAGGGCTAGGCCATGGCCAAGCTCCCCCGCTCCCCCATCTCGGTTGACGTTCAGACCAACTACCGCCCCGTGCGCGAGGCGCGGGCGAGCGGCGCTGATCCTGTCGGGCAGGCGATGGAGCAGGTCGGCAACGCAGGCTTCGAGATTGCAACCCGCATGGCGGATGCGAAGATTGCGGCAGATGCGGCTGAGGCTTCGATCCGCCTGCGCTCGCGCCTCGATGAAGAATCCCGCGCGATCGAGAACGACATGGAGGGCGACCCTGCGGGGTTTGAGGCCCGGTTCCGTGAGCGTGCTGCTGCGATAGCGAACGAAGAAGCGGGGAAGATGTCGAGCCCGGCCATGAAGCGCGCCTTTGCGCTGAAGGCCCAGGAGCAGACCGAGACCTATTCGATCAA